AACTCTCCCCAAAAAGGCAATTGCGGAGGCGAAAAAAATAGAAATTAAATAATGCCTATTTATGTTTATAAACATCCTGAAAGAGAGGAATATCGTGAGGTGTTTCAAGGGATGAATGATGAACACAAATATTCAGAAGATGGCGTTGAGTGGAGCAGGGTTTTCCTTGCTCCCAACGCATCTATTGACAATTCAATAGATCCCTTTAGTAAACAACAATATATTGACGCTACTTATAATAAAAAAGGAACCATAGGAGATATGATGGATTTATCTGCTGAATTAAGTTCAAAAAGAGCTGAAAAGGCTGGGGGTCTAGATCCTGTAAAAGAAAAATTTTACGATAATTATAAAAAAGAACGTAACGGAGCAGAGCATCCTAACAGAATAAAAGAAAAAGGTTACGAAAGTAAAAATATAAAAATTGACTTTGATTAGTAAGAAGTTCCACTTACTTTAAGTCCTCTTGATTGAGTCACTTGGAAGCTAAAATTAGCATCGTAGCTCATTGTGCCATTTACATTTATAGAGTAATTATATGAGTCTAATTTTGCGTCTTCTATTCTATAAATCATTTGTTTTCCACTAGCGTCTAATTTTAAATCAAACTGATAACTTTTATCAGAATTTAAAACGCCAGTCATAGCTCCAGTTTCTAATCCAGAAACTAAAGAGGAGACAGAAAATGTTCCATTTGCTGGGAACTGTCGTTTTCTATTGAAAGCATACTCATTTCCTAATCCATAAGACGATACTCTAGGCATTGATACATTCATATCCACAGACTGAACTAAATGCTTTCCAGATATTATCTGCCCCCCGACCTCTAGGTTTTGTAAAGTAACATCACTATCAGTGTTATCTGGATTAACAACTGGAGGCGCTTTTTCTAATACTTGACTTGATAAATCAAGACCAAATGTAAAAAGTGTGTTTCCTACATTATCATTATTTCCACCTGTCATATTTATAGCTGGCATTTCCATGCTTGTTCTAATTAGTTTGTCAAAAACTGCATTAGAACAAATGTAAGAAGTAGACACTGTAGGCAAAGAACCAATCGAATAGCTCAATCCATAAGAATTTGGAAAGCAATTACCAAAAGCTATAGCCTCATCACCGTTAAAATTTTGTAAAGTAGAAAACTGAAGTTTATTTAAAAAACTATCCTCTGCATTTTTTGTAATCAATACATAAAAATTTGTAGAATCATTTACATCAGAAGGGTCAAAAAAATTCTTAAATGGCCCTCCGACTGGTTTGCTATCTATAAACCTACCATGAACTTCATTAGAAAAACTAGGTTCAGGGATATAAGTTATATTTAAATTTACATCTGGTTGTTGAAAAATGTCGTTGGTGGAAAGATCTTGAGATCCAATCTGTTTCGATTGCTGCCGCTCATAACCAATAGAATATTCTAATCCTTGAGTTATTTTGTGAAGTAGAAGTGATTGATTAGCTGTAGAAAAAGCTACAGTAGCATCCTGAACAGCAACTATAGAGTTGTAACTTTTTATAATATTTTTAGCCATTTTATGTTCCTGTTGGTATTACTCCTAATGGGTCTTCTTTAAAATCCACTTTTAAAGTATTAGAATTAACATAGTTCCAAGTATGTGACCATCGGTTACAATAGTATACTTTTGGTCGGTTATAAACAGATGGTATCTGATGTTCAAATCTTCTGTAACCTCCTTTATTTTCTAGAAAATGTATCATGCTTTTGGTTTGGGCATCAGAAATATTATTAAAAGTATAACTAATATCAAAAGTAGAAATATTATCATTAGTCTTAAATCTTTGTATAAAAGAATTTTTATATTCTAATTTTTCCGCTTTTATCTGAACACTAGATTGAGTTCCTATATCTGGATCAAAAAAGAACTTTTGACTCCACATGGATGAATCTCCAGTGGGACTATTTGTAGCTGTTGATGAGTGATCTCCCGTGCAGTAATAAAAGTTATCTAACTTGTTTTGATTTATGCCACTAAAAACTATGTCAAACTTTTTATAAGTTGCAGAAGGAACCCAGCCTTGAAAAGCTAAATTAGCGAAAGAACCCATACCAGACCAGTTCATTAGGGTCGGAGCGTGATCTACGCTTATGCTAGCTGCTACTTGGTAGCGTTGATTATTTACAAAGCTTATCCCATAGCTGTCACAAATACCTGTCATTTCTTTGTATATGTTTGAACTATCTGGAGCGAACTTAAAATTATTATCACCAGATTGAGCTTCAAAAAATACAGCTAGCTTTCTAGCGTTTGCTTCATTTACGTCATACTTTAAACCAAACTTAGCAGTTAAGCTATTAGGTGACATTGGAATCAAGTTATAGTAAAAATCATCTGTCTTATAATTATTATCTCTAGACTGAAACTCGACAGTAGATCCATAAACAGGAGTTACTCCTAAAGCAGAAAAGCTAGAGGGGATAGTAATATCAGAGATATTTTGATCTCTATTATAAAACAGACTTTCGCTCATGAGTGACCTGCATAATTAAGGGTTAAACGAACTGCCCCATCAGAACTAGATGCCAATTGTTCTGAAACAAGAGAGGCATTAGGAATTGTTAATTGCTGAATACCATCTCCATTTTTAGCAAGTAATGTGAAAGTAACTGTTTTATTTTCTCTATCAGCTAAAAAATCAAATCCACTTTGCAAGAATGTGTCATCTATCTCCATTTGA